ATCGAGAGCCGAGATTCCGTCTCCGGCATTTCCCACCAATGCGGCCGAAACGTCGAACTGGTAATCCAGCACGTCGTTCGGGTCCTTGGCCGGCCAGCTCGCTAGTGCCGGTGCAGCAGCCGGCGTTCCACGTGGGACCGGCACGAAGCCGTCCAGCTTCACGACCCGGGCGCAACTCGGGACCCAGACATGCGCGGCCGGTGTCGGCATGGAGCGCTCCAGTTCGGTGATCAGTGCTTGGTGGTCGGCTGGCGCGGCCAGTTGATGTCCGACTCCAGCCGCGAGGCAATTACGGTCGTTACGGAATTACCACTCCAGGACGGCTAGGCCCGCGGCGCCCACGCCGCCAGCGCCGTTGACGATGCCGCCCGAGCCGCCGGCCCCAGGAACTTGACCGCTGTTGCCGGTGATGCTGCTGCTGCCGGCTGGTCCCCATGCAACGCCACCGCCGAACGCGGTACCGGCGGCACCGCCCATGTAGCCGCTGCCGACAATGATGCCGTTTTGACCCTGCGTTCCCGCAACGGTCCAATAATTGCTGCCGGAGCCGGTGCCGATGCCCGCTGACGTGCCGCCCGCACCGGTGCTGCTGCTGGTGCCCGAGGCGCCGGCGCTGCCGCCGGTTGCGGTCGCAAGCGAACCGAAGCCTGTGGTGGCTCCGGCAGACCCGGCGTTTCCACCCTGACCGATCGTCACCGCAATGCCTGAGCCCGGCGTGACGCTGTAGTAGCCTTCGGAATAGCCGCCACCGGCGCCGCCACCGCCCGCACTGTTGCCGCCACCGCCACCTCCGCCGCCGCCCCCCCAAAGCCGCACGCGCACCAAGTTCACCCCAGGCGGCACCAGCCAATTTTGGCTGACGGGAATGAACGCCAGTCGCGAAACGCCGGGTGTAAGTTGCGCCAGCTTGAATGATATGAACGGTGCAGTCGGAACAGGTGCGATGTTCGCCGCAGTGAGCTGCGTCTGGCCGTAATTGACCGTAATGACGTAGAGCCCCACCCAGCCGGAGTCGGCCGGCGGTGTCTGTTGCGATCCGGCATTCGCCGGAGCGCCCGGCTTCAGTTGCAATTGCACGCGTTGAATGCGCTGGGTGTTCTGCGCGGTGCCGGAATTGTTGGGCCCCGTGTAGGGCTGCGTCGGATTGGCGGCGTTGTAATACGGCAGCACAACCGGCGCGATATCGGTCTCCTCGAATGCAGCCTCGAGCAAATAATTCGTGGACTGGCCCGAGGTGTTCGTCGAATCGACGGTGGACAGCCCGAGGATGCTGCCCGGCCCGACATTCACGGTCAGGCTCGCCGGCGCAGTCGGCGTGCAGGCCAGCCCATCCACTACCGTCGTCGTGCCGAGGGCTGCCTGGGTCAAAAAGCCCAGCGCCAGCATCATATTGCGGTTTGTGGACAGCAGGTCCGTGTCGAGCGGGATGCTGGCGGGATAGACGATGTTGCGGTCCATGGAATCCTCAGTTGGTGATCCGTGTCCAGGCAATTGTGGCGACCGGCATCGTCGCCGCGATCACCGCATCGATGTCGCCGTCGCTCACCTGTGCCTGCACCATGACGAGATCGGCGTACTCGATCGCACCGGCCGTTTGCGAAGGCGCAAGCCCACCATAGCCGCCGGTGCCCGGTTGGGTATTGCTCACCGCATCCGCGTCCCGCGTCGCCGCGGTGCCGGAGGTCGGGATGTAGCTGGTGGCGGCCGAACTCTGCTCGACCTGGATTCCGGCAAACCGGAACGTGGCGTCGATGGCGGCGCCGCTGGTAACGCCAAAATACCACGTCGGCCAGAGATAAGCCGTCGCGGCCGGCGTAACGAACGAAAATGACTGGCGTTGTGCCGTCAAAATGGCATTGGTAGGAGTGAACGTAATCGCTGGCGCGGCAACGACGCCCATGCCGCTGTTGTATTCGACGATCTGGATTCCGACGGCGTAGACGCCAGAGAGCGTGCCCGCCGCCAGACCGGGAAAAAGCGAGTAATCCCAGGTTTGCGCAGGCAAGGCAGCGATATCGGTCTGGAGGCCGAACTGAATGCCGAGCGTAGTGGTCGATGTCGCCGTGCCGGAGAACCGGACATCGACATAGGACAGGCCGGCGCTGACTCCGCCGCCCACCACCGTCATGGTCACGCCGGCACCGCCGCCGCCGAACCAATCGGTCGGGAGCACGCCGGGGCCGGCTCCGGACGCATTTCCGTTCCGGACTTCGTTCGTGCTCGCCGCTTCCAGCAGCAGCCCTTGCAGCACGCCGCCCACGTAATTCGGCCGCACCACGCCTGGGCCGGCGGTCTGCATCGCGCCGTTCTGGTCGATGTAGGTCGCGCTGGCCTGCCGAGCCGTCACCGCGCCCGGCGCCCAGGACGGCACGGAGCTCCCACTGCCGTAGCCGTTCACGTTAGCGATGCCGCCGCCGATTGGGCGCAAGGCAGTGACGAAACACTGGAAGGGCAGAGCTAGACTGCCCCACCCTCCAGCAGCCCCGTAGGCCAGTGCCACCCCCCAGCCCCCGGTGTCAGTTGTGCGCGCCGGTTCGAACACCAGTGGTTTAAGGCCTGTCAGGTCACTCAGGGCGCTGATCAACGCCGAGCGAGTGTCGCGCTCGCGCAACAGTTCGGGCAGGATGCGGCTGCGGAACGCATTGTCTGCCTGACCGGCACTGCGCACGATCCGGCTGCCAAAAAAATCCCGCGCGACGATGTCGAGGAACACATCCGCTGCCGTGGCGATCCGGGTCTGCCGCTTCACGTAGTCGAGCAGCGAATACAGTCCAGCCCAGCCGGCGCCGAGACCAGCAAGCAGCCCGTCCAGGATCGGCGTCGTGTCCGGGAACCATTGCGGCGGCAGCACTGCCTTGATCCGCGCCCGCATGTCGTTCTGGTCGCCTAACATATCAGTTCACCGCCACCGCCCCCGCCTTCACCACACCGGACGGAGCAGGAATTAGATCGGAGGTGCCGCCGTTGAGGGTCACGCCGAATACGTTCGTCACCTGGGGGCTGGCGCTATAGGCGAGTTGCGCAAGTCGCGACCAGGTCAGCGGCGCTCCGATCGGAAGTCCGTTCATATACGCGGTGACCGCCGCCGCGACAGGACCGGCTATTTGATTTTGGTTCGCCCCGGTTGCGACGGTAATGCCCAGCGAGACATTGGCGGTCATCACTGCGGGAGGCTGCACCGTGTAGATCGATCCAATGGGCCGCACCGCGTCCACCGCCGCGCTGACCGTCTGCAATAGCGAGGCTGCCGGCGATCCGGTGCCGTCATCCACGGTAACGACGAAGCTGCCCATGCGCACTTGGCCCGACGCATCGACATTCTCTTGAATGGTGTAGTTTAGGCCTTGCCGAATGCTGGCGACGGCATATCCCACGGCCGTGATGGTAGCGCGGGAGAGGCTCGCCATGTAGTTGACGAAGCGGGCGCGGAAAGCAGCGTCGCTTTCGGCATCAAGGCCCGCTTGGAAAGAGGCCGCATTGCTGACCGTATCCACACCAGGAATGGCCGTGGACAATAGAGTGATCGATCCGGCCAGAACGTTGCCTGACGAACCCGCGGTCTGCGCCGTTACCGGCACGTTCACCGAGGCCACGCCGGCAGCAAGCAAGTAGCCGTTCTGTGCCGCGCTCCAGGCGGCGTTCGACAGCGATGCGGTTGCTGCGAAGCTCTGGGTGCCGTCACTGGTCTTCACTGCCGCACCCACCGGGATCAGGGCCGTATTGGTCGGCGTGAATCGGGTAAAGGTCACGATGCCGCTCGCTGGAGAGGCAGGCAGACGGGTCAAAGAGAAATCCGCCATCCAACTGTCCAGGTCGGGCCCGTTGCTGGTAGCCGCGCGCGTCATCGACAGCACCTGCAAGATCAGCCACTGGATCCACAACGCAATCGACGCGTTGGCCTCAAGTACCGCCCGCAATACCGACCCGACGGTCAGGTCGACCAGTTGCGCGCAGGCGCCTTGCACCGCCGCCGCGCTGTTCTGCACCAGAGATGTGAAAGTCTGGAGCGAAAGCTGCATGAATCACCCACCGACCGAGAACGAAAGTACCTGCGTCTCGCCGGTTACGGCATCGACGTAGCGGATATCGACGTAGACCGCGCCGGTGTCGTCGCTTGCGACCTCGACAACAGGCTCCGGCATGCGGGCGACGGCGGTTTCCTGGAAGATCTGGCTGCGGATGACGGCGCGAATCTGAAGCGCATTGGCCGGCCGGCCGACGAACTGCGCCAATCCGGCGCCGTAGCCCAACTGCCAGATGTAGTCGCCTGGATTGGTGAGCAACCGCCGTAGGACGCGCTGCCGACCGAGCAGGGCGCCGGCAACCGATGCGAGGTCGCCGGTCGGCCCGACCATGAGGTCGGAGCCCCATTGATGCCAGATGTCAGGCATTGAAGTCCCTTTATCTGGCGCGCGCGTGCCCTATAATTGCGAGCGCCGTGCCGATCTGCGGCCGGATCAGTCCTGCGGCGTCGGTGTCGAGCTTACGTTGCCGTTTACGTCGTGCGTGTGCTGATCGTAGTCCTGGCGCAACGTGTTCAGCGAACCCTTGGCGCCGTTCTGGTCGGAGATGTCGCCGCTGACCACCAGGTTGCCGGCGTGCTTCCAGGTCGGCGCGCTGCTCTCGATCGAGCCGTCATTGTGCAACTTCAGGAAGCTGCCCGACTTGTGCACCAGCCAAAGCTCGCCCGATGGCGTCTGCGGCGGAAGTGCCTGTTGACTGTAGGCAGAGCCGACGACCACGCCATTGTCGGCATCCCCTTCATGCGGCAGTACCATCACTTGGTCGCCCGGCGAGGGCGGGCAAGCCAGTCCCCAGCCGGCCCCGATCCAAGGCGAGAGTACCGGTAGCCAGCCGGTCAGCACACCTTCCGGCTGCAGGGAGACGCGCGCCGTATAGGCGTTCGGATCGAAGCTGGATACGATCCCGAAACGCGGCTGTCCCTGGGTCAGGTCCATCGCGCCGGCATGCGCCTTCAACGCGTTGATGAAGCGGTCCACTTGGGCTCCGATGCTCCGGACGGGGTCCGGGAAGGCCGTGCCCGGAGTACGTCGTAAGGACTGCGTTCTCTGGCCTTCAAGGCCCGATCGCCGACATGCCTGCATTCGCGGCCGGAGGCGTGGCGTCGGTCGTGCTGGCGTTCTTGGCGCGCACCCGCTGCACGAACCCGCCGTCAAACCGAAGGTGCCGCTCGATCGAGTCGACGTGGTATATTTGATCGAATGCGGTGCCCGTCCCTTGCAGCGCCACCATGCTTCGCGGCGTCAGGCTCAACTCGCCCGGCATGAGCGCGGTGATAATCCGCTCGTGCTGTGTCAGCTCCGCCAGCCGGCTCTGCGCAAATTGCAGGGCCGCATCGTCCGTCAAATTCGGGCGCACGTACACATAGCTTTGCGGCGTACCCTGACCGGTGCCGCCGGACGAACTGGCGGTCTGTGTAAAGGCATTCTGCTGGCGGCTGTTCCAGCTCTTCACCTTCACCTCTATATCTCCGGCCAGCATCAAACTGCGTTCCATGCGCAACTCGATGACGTTGGCCGCGCCGAAGCTGGAGGCCACCGGCCAGAGCACCAGCGCCGGCGTCGTCGCGGCCTGTGG